ATATGTTACATGGTGTAAGTCCTCATAAAAGTGATATAATAAGAAAAACATTATCATTTAATTTAGATATTAAGGATGTGGTAACAAGATAAATGAACATTTTTGTAACAAATCCTGATCCACATAGGTCTGCTACTCAGTTACCAGACAAGCATGTGGTCAAGATGCCATTAGAGACTTGTCAAATGCTCTCTATCATATACTCTAAGTGGTACTATGATTGGGGTGAACTTTACAAGAAAGATGGAACTGCATATAATACAGAGAAGGGTGCATTTAGAAATCACCCATGCACACAATGGGCAGCAGATAGTATATTCAATACTGCATGGTTAATCCAACATGGATGTGCCTTAGCAGATGAGTATAATTATCGTTATGGTAAGGTGCATGGATGTTCTGATACATTATTTGAAGCAAAGAAAATGTTTCATAGATTAGCAGGTGAGGTAGTTACTTGCCATTGTATGGTAGAATCATTTACAAGAGCTATGCCTGATGAGTGGAAGTATGATAAAACTATTGACACTATCACAGCATACAAAAGATATATCAATTCTAAACCTTGGGTAAAGGATAACTATCTACGCAAACCTGAACGTAAACCTGATTGGATTCAATGAACGATAGAAGTGATTTAAGAGACACAATACTATTTGGAGATTGTCGTGAAACATTACCTATGTTTAATGTTAAAGCGAGGATGTGTGTTACATCTCCACCTTACTATGGTTTAAGAGACTATGGTGGTGAAGAATCACAAATAGGACAGGAACAAACTCCAGAAGAGTTTATTGATGAGTTAGTTAAAGTATTCAGAGAGGTTCGCAATGTGCTTACAGATGATGGAACTTGTTGGGTTAATGTTGGGGATAGTTACTATAATTACAGGCCAGGTAGAGGACAAGGATTGGTTAAACAAACAGTCTCAAATACTAAACAAGACCTACCAGATGTGTGTCCTCGTAGAGGAAATAGACTCAAAGGACTCAAAGAAAAAGATTTAATTGGTATCCCTTGGATGTTTGCGTTTGCTATGAGAGCAGATGGATGGTATTTGAGACAGGATATTATATGGCACAAACCTAATCCAATGCCTGAGAGTGTGAAGGATAGATGTACAAAATCGCATGAGTATATCTTCTTGTTCAGTAAGAATAAGAAATACTTCTATGATAATGAAGCAATCAAGGAACCAGCAAAGGATTGGGGAACTAGAGATAGAAGTAAAGGTAAGTATCATAATGAAGGAACAGGATTACAACCACATTCAGGATTGAGTAAGAGTTATCCTACAAAGAACAAGAGATCGGTATGGAGTATAACAAATAAACCATACAGAGATGCACATTTTGCTGTGTATCCACCCGACCTTATTGAACCTTGTATCAAAGCAGGAAGCGAGAAAGGTGATATTGTATTAGATCCATTCATGGGGTCAGGAACCACTGCTGCTGTGGCAAAATCACTAGGTAGAGACTACATTGGATGTGAGTTACATGAAGATTATGGTAATCTAATTCGGAAAAGAGTGAAGGAATATCATCCAGTTGAAGAAGTGTCACAACAGACTAGCGTAAATATATTAGATATAGTATAATACAGTCATTCGGAGGATTACTAATGAAATGCGAAGTCAAACTCTATGTTGCTGGACAGACGTTTAGCGAAGAGGTTCATGCAGTAAATTATGAGGATGCGAGGCGTGTTGCTCTTGCTAGAAACCCAAACGCCAAAGTTATTAGTGTAAATGCCAAATTTTAAAGACGAACTCTTAGAATTATTAAAGAAAGATGCCTATAAGAAAGGGGAATATACCCTTTCTTCTGGTCGTAAGAGTGAGCATTATGTAAACTGTAAACCAGTTACATTAAGTTCAAGAGGTCTTACACTTGCCAGTTTAATACTTCTATCAAGTGTAGAAGAAGATTCTGTGGCAGTTGCAGGTCTGACACTAGGGGCAGATCCTTTAGTTAGTGGTGTTGCTGTTGTCTGTGGTCTTGATAAGATCAAGGTTGATGCTCTTATTGTTCGTAAAGAAGCAAAGGGGCATGGAACAGGTGCATACATTGAAGGTCCATTACCTGAGAAAGGTGCTACAATTACTGTTCTTGAAGATGTGATTACCACAGGTGGATCAGCGATTCAAGCAGTCAAGAGACTTCGTGATGCTGGTTACACAGTTAATCGTGTTGCTGCTATTGTAGACCGACAAGAGGATGGTGAAGCAGACACCGCTATGAAATTAGCAGGTTTAGAGTTAGTAAGTATCTTTAAGTTGGAGGATATTATAAGTGAGTAGAGAAATTCCTACCAAGGATTATATGCAAGACGGATGGGATTCTGGTCCTATTGGATGTCATCCCTACAAACGTGGAAGTAGGCATAATAAAATTGGAATGTGGATTATGTATATTTTCTATGGTATAATTACTATACAAATTGTTCATCTTCTTACAGTTCTTCCTTGGATCTTTCCAACATTGATGGGTATTGGATTAACATTAGCAGGTTATGTTGTTTTAAGGGTAAACTGGGAATGACTAGATGTACTAACTACCAAACTTTCTATAAGAAAGCTATAGAAGAGAAAACTGGTTACATAACCAAAGATGGAACATGGGCAGCAGTACCAACTACAGAGGGTGGTAAGAAACTTGCTATCATTCATAATGGTGAGTGGGTACATACTGCAAGAAACTTTGACTTTGCTAAGTCATACATACTCAAAGAAAAGAGGAAGAAATGAAGGATCAAAATCCAGTAGGTGAAGAAACTCCACTTGAAAAGTGGGATCGTGCTAGAACTCTAATGTTAGAGTCATTATATAAACCAGACAATCATCTTAGATCATGTTCTCATAATCAAAAATGTTATGATGAGTTGATGTCAATAAGAGAGCAAGTGGTTGAATTGGTAAGAGATATGCCTAATCCACATAGAGAACCATTACCATTTGGTAAGAAGAATAATCATGTAGAACCTACAATCACTACACCAGCAGGTGAGATTAGTGAAACTCTAATGAGTGGAGCATTAGGTGATTATTATGAACATTCAGACGCATGGTACGATTACAAACGTAATGATCCCAATGCAGAGAATCCTTTTACAGATCCAAAAGATAGAGAACGTGCGGAGAGAGTAGTAAATGGCAATTGATGATGATGTAAAGATCACTATTAATCTCAATGAGTTGGTAGAGATCAGAGCGAAACTTATTTCTCAGTATGATGATTACTCAGATAAGATAAACAAGGGTGAATACTTAGATGGAGGTGACATTGATCGTATTGCAACTGGGTTAAGAGATACTTTAACTTGGGATACACTCTATTGTATGGTTGATGATGCTGTATTGGATTACTTGGGTATAAAAGAGAAGAATCCAAGTACAACTATTGAAACCATTGAATTAACAATGGAGAAGGAGAAGAAAGAAAGAGAGAAGGAGTTTAAGAAGAACTTTGACATAGTGAAGTTAGAATCAACGTCATGGACTATAGATGTTCCTGTAAGAAAGAAAAAATGAAATTTCATAAGTTAAATAGTTTTTATATTGTTACTGATTTTAAAAAACATGAACAATTAAAAGATATTTTATTGAAATATATTGATGAAATGCCTCAAGATAGCATCAATGATGGAATTGAGGTAACATCTAAAACAGATTGGAACATACCTGCGGATTATAAAAGAGATTATTTGGATTGTTTTCTTAAAGAATTTAAACTATCTTTGATGGAGATGGCAGGAAAATTGAGATGTACGAGGTGGAAGGTTGATAATATGTGGTATCAGGTTTATAATAAAGGAGATAAACATGATTGGCATGCACATCCAGGTGCTAATTATTCTAATGTTTATTATCTTTCTCTTCCCAATAAATCTATTTCAACTCAACTTTATGATCCTATGAATAATAAAGTAATTAAGAATATTAAAGTAAGAGAAGGGCAAGTTCTTACTTTTGCTGGTAATGTTATTCATCGTTCACCTGTAAATAATGATGATAATCAAAAAGTTGTTATTTCCTTTAACAGTAGTTTTACAGATCCTTCTATATGAAAATGAATAACGAAACAAAATTAGTTTTTGCACTTGAACATATAGCACATCTCTCTGATTTGATTGAAGATAATTATTGGGAGAATTATCTGCGTGAAAACTTAGAGAGTTTAGAATATGTACTAGAAGCACAATTAAAATATCAGATAAGTCGTAGAAACATAAGATAATCTTATAGGCATAAATTTTTATTAAATTGTATTAGGAAATACAGACACTATTTGTCTAAATAATGATAGAATTAGGGATAACAAGATGATCTAAATCTCTTCGTTATTGTAGTTCATTGGAGGCAATTATGCACAACTTAATTTCATTTAATCAACTCGCTGGATCAAAACATATAGAATATGCAGGTTCACAAGATGATTTACTCACAGAATACTACGAGTGTCTAATTGACTGTGAAGACGACCAACATGTTTGTAAACGTATATGTAAGGAGGTTTTAATTTAAATCAAGTACACGTTTAAACTAAAAGGAACATGAACAAGTATCAACATCCACCTTAAAGTAAATTCAATCAATAATCATACCCCTTGACTTTTTAGTTGAGGGGTTTTATAATGGAATATAATTGTTATAAATTATTATGAAAGAAGATGAAGGAACAATAATAGCAGAGATGTTGACACTAACAGCATTACTTGGTGGAACAATGGAAAGATGTGAGGTAACAACAAGTGATGGTCAAAGTTATAAGAAAATTATCATAGAGTATGGTAAGAAAGAGTAATGCTAAAGAAAAGGATTGCTATCATAGGTGCTGGTAATGCTGGATGTCTAACTGCAATACATTTTTATTTGTTTGGTAGAGACTATTTTGATATTAGCATCTATCATAACCCTGTTGATAGTCCAATAGAAAGAGTAGGTCAAGGAACTACTCTAACACCTACAAAATTGATTTCTTCATTTTTTGGTGCTAATTGGTATGATAATCCAATAGGTGCTACCTTTAAAAGTGGTATATTATATGAAGGATGGGGTAAGAAGCATGATAAGATGTTTCATCCATTTGATATGTCAGCAATGTCTACACATTATGTTCCACAGAAACTATCAAATGCTATATTGAAGTGTGGATTCTTTGATATTATAGAAACAACCATAAATGATCCTGAAAAAGAGATAGATGCTGATTACATATTTGATTGTAGAGGAAGACATAACCGAGATAAGAGTAATTATAGACCACTCTTATCACCATTAAACTCTGTTCTTTTATGTAAGAAAGAAGGGAGTGATCCTGATTTAAAATATACTAGATCAGTTACTACTCCTAATGGGTGGACATTTATTATTCCTAATACTGATAGTGTGTCTTACGGATATTTGTACAATAATAATATAACATCAAAGGAAGATGCTACGGAGGATTTTTTAGAAAGATTTAATCTTCCTGAGACTGATGGTGAATTCTCTTTTGAGAACTATATGTGTAATAATATATTTGTAGGTGAGAGAACAATTCTAAATGGTAATAGAGCAGGATTCTTAGAACCATTAGAGGCAACATCCGCACGATTCTATGAAGCGATTAGTAGACAGGGATGGGATGCTATAATGACAGATACTCCTCATGGTGTTCTTAATCAAAATGTACAAGATGTTATAAAAGAAATAGAAACTTTTGTTCTTTGGCATTATCAAAATGGATCTCAGTATGAATCTCCATTTTGGGAGTATGTTAAGAGTATTCCATTTAATCCTGATGAAAAGTTTACAAGGATATTAAAACAGTCCCGTACTATGACATATAATGAAATGGATACCGTAGGAGTAAATTCTGAAGATGGATATGGTACTCTATGGAGTCTTAAGAGTTTTAAGAATTGGGATGAGGGTATGATGTTGCCTAAGAAAACCAAACGAGTTTATCTTAATGGTAAAGGTAGAGGGTTTGGAAAAAATACACGAGGATAAATACCTATTCAGAATATTCTATTAATCTAACTATATCACATGAATGATAAGAAAGCAGCAAAAACTATATTAAAGAGAGCAAAGAAACATCCTGATTGGTACACCCAAGATGACATAAAGTATGCTAAGATGGTAAAGAAAAGAATCAAACAAGAGGAAAAGGATGCAGAACGACAGTATAAAAGTCAATCAGAATAGTGATGGTTCCTTCACATTAGAGTGGGATAAGGAAGATCCTAACTGGAAATTCTTAAACAACTTGACTTCTAAGGAGATACAAGTTATTATGAAACAAGCAATTCAATATGACAAGAATGACAGAAAAATCTGATTATAGTTATTCTATACAAAATCTTCAAGATGCACTAAGAGAAGTCATGGTAGGTGAGTACACACCACAGGAGATACATGAAGTCATAGTTGATACTGTTAAAGATAACATGAGATATTATAGAGCATGTTATAATGATAGTGTAAAACTCTTAGCTTTACTACGACTTAATACCAATAAGGATATTAAAGTTATTGATGGTGAATATACTGAGAATGACTATTGGGATGGTAAACTTAGTGGTAAAGAGTTTGAAGAAGCATTAAAGAAGTTTGGATTTGACTATACTCCTATTGATAAGAAATTCAAACTAGATTCACCTGAACTACATAATGATGAGGATGAAAATTAATCATGGAAAACCAAATGTTAGAAATTACAACTACCAAGAACAAAGAACTTGGACTATGGGACATAACTGCTACCCTTACACTTCCACCTATTACAGTTAGTAGATTGAAGAAAGATAAGAGTGACATTGAATATGAATTGCGTGATGCTTTTAGTGACGTAATCAGAGAGATTGTAGAAAAACATTGTGAAGAGGAAATTTGATGGCATTATCTAAACAAACATTAGAACCATTAGAAGAGGCAGCAGGGTTGTTAAGAGCAGCACTTAAGTCAGCATCTATTAACGAAAAACCTTTAGTTATACATCAATTATCTAAATTAATAATAGATATTGAACATTGTAAGGACTTTGAACATCTTATGGATATAGTTGACGATCATCAAGCACAACAGTCTTAATGTATTGAGTTATACTGTCTAAGTCTAAAGACAATATAAAGTTTATAGATAAAATATATAACTATGTTATAATACCAACACATACTTCTTAAACTCATGCTCAACTTAGACGAACGATACCACTCTTACCTAGATGGTAGTAAGAAATTAAGAATAGATGATGTAGAAGAAAAAGTAATTGCCTATGGATGGCATTGTCAGGATGGCGACATAAAAGGACACTATGTTACCACAGAAAATCATAAATTGTACTATAATATGAGTCAAGAGTTTGTTAGGAAGAAGTCACTTAGAGAACTTCAAACAGTCTCTTGAAAATAAATAACAATGAGATTACTCAATAGTAAAGTTGGATGGATTATGACTACTAAAACACCAAACCACGATTTAGATCACGAAGTATATCTTGATCCTAAAGATCATAAAGAGCATGTTAATCATGGTATGATTGAATATACTGAAAAA